CGCCAAAAACACCATCAAGCGTTGCGTCAGCTTTTGATAGTCCACCGTCTCCAAAAACATTTAAAATGTTTGAAGGGAATGAACTTCCCTCTGGCAGATCAATCTCAGTGTCAGAGCCTTCAGATTTTTTCTGACCCGCATTCGTAGACAGATCGGCTGCATTCAAGCCTCCTGCTTGGCTACCCGCTCCTCCCTGACGAATACCACCAACGCCAGCAAAAGTGTAAGAGGTATTTTTTGCAGCGTTGCTTGCTCCTGGGCCACCTGAACCTCCTCCCACTGAGGCTACTGGAGCAGCCGCAGTCCCTGATACCGCCCCACCAGCTCCTCCAATGCCAGCACCGCCTGTTGCTCGTTCATGCGAGGCAATAGCGGCTGGAATTGCTCCTCCAGCGTGTCCTACGTTTGAACGAATAGCCACTGCACCACCGCCCGTAGCAGCACTTCCAGAATTACTCCCCGCTCCTATTGCACCTCCAGCACCTCCAACACGATTACTCGTACCGCCACTGGCTGTTCCTCCAGCACCACCAGACGCTGCTGATGTGGACGATTTCAGTGCAGCTCCACCTGTGCCTCCGTTTCCATTGAGGTCAACTGTGGTTCCTGAAGCCGTTACAAAACGACTGTTGCCACCATTATTTCCTGCAACAGCAGAATTAGAGGAGGTTGCGCCAGCACCGCCAGCTCCAATAGTAACCGTATAGGTATCCCCCTGTTTTACCGATATGATTTGTTCAGACAAGCCTCCAGCACCACCTCCTGTGGCTATTCCCACATTGGAGCTTGCCGCTCCCGAGCCTCCACCGCCAATAGTAATCACGCGGATGACACCTGTTCTACCCACAGTCCATGTTTGGCTGTTGGTGAGCAGAATTTGCTCCAACATTGATTGATTGTCACTACCCAAAACTGCCATGTTTTTTTCTCCTAAATTGCAAACCAGCCAATGGTGTCATCGACGTAGACCAGTTGAACGCTTGCGCCCTGAATCAATGTGCCGTCTTCAGCAGAACTGTTGATTTTCTGGCTCCCGTTTCTTCCAATAGTTATCAACGCTACTCCTGCATTTGCGATTATAACTGTGTCATTTGCAGAACCAGAGGGTAATGTAATAGTAAAAGCTGTACTAGCATGGTTACATACTAATTGATCTCCAGCACTTGCAGTGTAGTTAGTTGTTTTGATTGCCCATGCAGTATATGCTCCACCTGCTGTAGCAAAACTAAGATTTCCACTACCATCTGTCTGCAAGAACTGATCTGCATCTCCATCACTAGAAGGCAATGTAAGTGTTATATCTGCAGTAGAAGCAGGGCCAATAAGAGTTACTTTGTTTGTACCGTTGTCTGAGTCCTCAAAGAACTCTATAAACCCAGCAGACGTAGAACCATTTTTAAGTTGTAAAGCTCCAGTAACAGAACTTGCTCCAAAAGCATTAGCGGCTGCTGTGCTTGTAATGCCTGCTGCTGCCGTTATGCCTCCACCATCTGCAATCGTGATAGCATTATCACCATCTGTAAAATCAATCGTAGCAGTTTCAATACTACCTGAATTAACTGTTAATCCTGTTGAATCAATGGTAACTCGTTTAGTATTGTCAGCATAAAAGTTAATTTGATCTGCTGTTTCAAAGTCAATTTTAGTTTCATCGTCTTCACCAATCTTAATGTCAGTAGCTAAAAGACTGGTTATATCTGTTTGAGCAGAATTAATAGTAAAAGTTAAATCATAAGGATCACCGTCTGTGCCATTATCAGTGTCAGTCCAGTTAATATCTAAACCACCACCTTCTACAAACTTAACCTCTTTAGCGTTAGTAACACTAACTTCAGTACCATCACCATCTTCTAATACCCAACTGGACATTGTTCCAGATGAAACATTAGCATCTACATAAGCTTTTATAGATTGTTGAGTAGCTAATGATGTTGCTGAATTACTTGCAAAGTTATCTTCATCAAGAATAGCGGTTACGGAAACAGAACCTATTGTTAAGGTAGAGGGATTAGTCGCTAACTCTACAACTGCACCACTAGAATTTTCCGTAAATAATCTCTTGTCAGTAACATTAACTGCAAGTTCTCCCTGAACTAAATCAGAGGCAGAGGGTACGGAGGAACCTGTACTAGAGTTTTTAGTAATAATTTGAGTAGGCATTAAAACATCCTAAAACTATCAGATTATTATTTATAGAGTAGTGCAGAGAGAACCATAAAAATTCTCTCCACACTTAATCTCTATAAAGAGAAAGTCTTAGCCATTAACAGCCAAAACAAAACCTGCATCTGTGCGTAGGACTTTAACGCCATACAACATATCCGCAGTATACAAAGTTCCAAGCCACTCTTGCTTGTACTGAGTTTGAGAGCGTATGCCCTGTTGCTCTGCAAGAACAAAAGTGTCTTTATGGATCAACATTGCACCTTTAACGTCACCACCAGCACTATTAGCAGAAGCAGTTTCAATAATAGGTACATTAGTAGATACGAAAATGTCTATACCGTAAAGATTACCAATCTTACCGCTATCAACACCTCTATTATCTACAAAGTCTGAAGATACGTAACGATCAATACCCATGATTGCATTACGTAAGGAGGGAGGAACGATAAACGCTCTGTTGTCCATCGGGACATCAGCATCGTCCATCTTTTGAATCAAAGCACGAAACCCTGCATCTGTGAATACATCAGCAGCCGCTACGGTATCTACTGCATAAGCAGACAAACCACTAGAAGCATCAATGTAATAAGAAGCGGAGTGTACGTAGTCTGCTCCATCACTATCACCTAAGTCTTTTCCTAAAGCAAAAAGATCAGTGTCTACTTGCTTTGCCAAAGCATAGCCAGCATCACCAGTATAGAATTGACGGAGGGAAGACAAAGCCTGGGCTTCAGTAATGTCTTCAATAATACGAGAATATTCAAAGTGCTTGTTAATTGAAACTTGCACTTCGCCTTCAGTAGCATTTTGTACCGTAACTGCTGTGTTCTCAGATTTAGCATTAGCTGAACCACGTACAGGTTTTGGTATATGAAGTGTATCGCCTTTTTTGCCCTGCATTAAAATCTTCTTAACAAGATTTGCAAGAACAAGATTAGCTTGATATGCAGCTACAACTTCATCACTCCAAATTTCAGGGATAAAAGTAGCGGCATCTGTATTACCGACGAAACCGCCAGTAGCAGGATAAGTTGAAGTAGCCATTTGTTAATTTCTCCTATAACTGGTTACTTGACCCTTTTTTCCGCATATGCCGTTAAGATTTCATCTGATAAAGCCATATATCGGTCAGGATCATTTTTCATTAGATCAATAAGATCCTGTCTTCGATAGATTTTCCTAGTAGGTTTCTCTGAACTTCCAGAAGCAGAACCAGTAGAAGCAGTCTTTAATGCTTGCTTCCTAGTGTTCTTTTCATTCTGAACAGTCTGAGCAACTACTTGTTTCCTATCTTTCCAAAGCGAGAAAAGCTCATCAGCAGCTTCATAATCAAACTGCTTGTCTGCTTGTACATAAAGCTTAGTACGAATACTAGAATCTTTAATCCATTTCGCAAAGCCTTCATCCTTTAGGATATTCTCCATATCAGGATGCTTTTGAGATAATGTCGCCAAAGCATTTGTTTTTTTATACTGTTGGCTTAATTCCTCTGCTTCTCGAATCTTAGGATGATTCTCAATAGCTTTATTTACTGCTTTCTCTGGATCGGAAAAATAATCAATCTCTTCTTCAACAGGAGTGCTTTCTGGTGCTTTCTGTTGTTCTGAGAGTTGTGTCTGAATATAAGTATCAACTACTTTTCTTAATTCTCCTACTTCCGAACTTTGTCTACCTAAAAGCTTTTCAGCTTCTTGGTGCATCTGGACTAATTCCTGTACCGACTTATCTTGGTATTTATCAGGAAGCCCTGGATCACTAGACTGTTCTTCGCTGTCTTGCTGAATTTGCTGCGCTACATCTACAGGTTCAGCCCCTTCATCTGGAGAATCTAAGGTTAGTTCTTCTTGTTCAGGACGCTCTGCAATATTATCGTCTATGAATCTAGCCATAATTTATAGGATTCCGTACTTCTAAAAAGTATTGTGGAATAAATAAGGAAGTCATTGGTACTCTTCCTTACGTTCTTTTTTAATCTGCTGCTCTCTGTGTTTAGCCCATTTACGTGTAGCACCTAAAAAATCACCGCTTATCGGGTCTAAAACACTCCTAACAGGAGATATGATCCTATTTGCAGTTTTACCACAAATAAGACAGGAAACTTCTGAAGTATCCTTAGTAGTAAAATGTTCTGCTGTATGACCTTCAGAACATCTAAAGTCAAACAACATTCTCATTTACACCTCTTCTGAGGGTTCAGAGTTTCTTTGCGTTACTAAAGTTTCAAGTTGATTTTGAAGATTAAGGCAATTATTCATTACTAAGAGTTGCCCTTTCTTAAAAAATAAATCCTCTATATCTTTAGTTGTCTCTAAGGAGTTTATATTTTTTATAGATGTTTCTACATCTTTTATAAAATAGTTCCACCCCTCAGACCGAAATAACTCACGCATTTCAAACACGTATTCTTCAAACTTCTTGTCTTCTTCGGTTTCTTCCATATCCGTTTTCCCTACAAAGGACAGATAAGTTGTATTTTATCGGAGACTAGCAAAAAGCAAATAATCTGTAAAGTTTTTATTTCCTGTAAGACCTCGTTTTTCTTGCGATCTTTTTAGGTTGTTTACTGGTTTTTTTGCCTTTTTTTAGATCAGCACGTTTTTTTCTTGTAGTAGCAGCGTACTCTTTATCCGACAAAGACTTAATTGCAGCAGCAGGAAGGTATCTCTCTCCAGTAGCAGACTTACCTTGAGTGCTTGGTTTTCCGCTTTTGGTTCTCCAGTTTTGAGAAGTCCATTTTTTAAGACTTTTTTGAGATTTTTTAAGAGCCATTAACTCCTGTAACCCCCACCTTTAGCTTTATACTCTTTTGCTAACATTTGTGCTTTACGCCCAGACCATTGCCCAGTACGACCCCCTTTAGAACCTGCTTTAATTTTATTAAAAAGATTCTTACGCATTGTAGGTTTTGTATAATTACCAGCTTCATTCACCCTAGATTTACTTTTCTTTTTAACGGGAGATTTTGTTCTAGCCATTATGTCCCTACTTTCTTTTGAGCTTTCTTGTGCGCTTGCGTAAAAGTTGAACCTGCTTTCATTTCTTTACGCATCATTGCCATATGTTTAGCAGAATGATGTTTAGAATGTTTTTTTAAAGTAGCTTCTTGTCGAGAAGTTAATTTCTTTGCAACCATTAGTAAGTCCTATTAATCATTTTTTTCTTTTTATTCTTTTTCTTTGTTCCTTTCATTGGAGGTCTTCCTCTAGTTGAACCGTAAGTTCCTTTACCTTTTGGCATTTATTTTCTCCTAACTAAAAGTTAATGTTTAATTATGACCATTTTTCACGATCTGCCCACCAAGCGGCTGACATCTTACCTTTTACTATGTTTTTAGCATGTCGCGCCTTAAAACTCTTACGCTTGTTTTTCATAGCTTGCGATTCACCTGCTTTCGGAGACCCTGCCGTCTTCGCCCCTTGCTGACCGAATCGGATTGTTTTAATTTTATCGCCTTCCTTCGCAACAACAACGTGTGATTTCGTAGGATGATTAGGAGTCCTCTTCGCTTGGTTGTAAGATTTTAGCCCTAATCTTTTTAGTCTTGGATCTTGATTTTTGTTTTTTGATGTCATTTTCTAATATTTCTAGTCTACTAAGAATTGAATCAAAATGTTTGTTAATTTGAACAACAACATCATTGAGTTCTTTGTGGCTGACCATCGGGAGCAAACTCCATTATATTAGCTAAAGCAGGTTGATCTTGCTGTGGTTCTGGTTGTGGTTCAGGTTGTTGTGTAACAATACCATTAGGAGGAGGTGTTTGAGCACCTTCTTTAATTAGTAGATCTGCTACTTTAAGCCTTCTTTCAAACTCTTTATCGTCCTCTGTACCTGCCCTTAAATTAGTAGTGACTGCTTTTAGACGATCAATCTGTAACTCTTCAGGCATTAACTCTGTCTCTGTAGCTATCTTCCTAGCACGAGCTTGAGATTCTGCTGCTTGTCCAGAAAGAGCAGAAGTCTGAGCTTCTTGGAAAGCAATTTGAGATTGTTGTGAAAGTGCAGCCGCTTGTTGTTCTTCTGGAGAACTTTGAGAAGCTTGTTGGATGCGCAATAGTAATTCTTCTCGATTACTGAGATTCATATTATCAATAATGGCTTCTACTAGCTGACCATAGATAGGGGAATCTGCTTGCATAGTTTGTAACAACTGAACTAATTGAGTTACTTCATACTCTCTTGCCATTAGTCCTAACGTAGATACCGCATCAAACCGATAGTCTGCTACAGGATAGTTCTCAGGATCAAATTGCATGTAGCGATGGGCTGCTTTAGTAACAAAAGGAATTAAGAAAGATTCTTGGAAATTGATTAGCGTTCTTTTGTGGCGTTTAATAATCGCACCTAAAGACATACTAATCCCTGCTGCTGTGGAGTCTTTATTGACTGAGCCAGCAAAACCAGCAGAATCAATAGCCCCTGTAGCAGTCTGTACCATCTTTTGCAAAGCATCAGCCTGGGCAAAAGTAATCTGGTTTACTTGTCCAAAGTTAAAAGGTTGTAAGACTTCAGCAGGATTACCATTAGTTAAAATAACCTTACCTGCTCTTACCTCTGGCCTAGATCCTCTAGGTATTCTAGTAGCGTCCATTGCTAACATAGGATGAACTGTCAAAGCTAAAGCATCAATACGCGCTCTAATCTCTGCGTCTAATGCCTTTTGACTGTTATAACCTTTTTCACAAACCCCTCTGCCCCAGAAACGAGAAGGTACAACATCCCAAGGGAAAGCAACAACAGGGCGATCTCCCATCATGTAAGGGTTTATTTCAGCTTTTAGTAATGTGCCGTTGTTTGCAATAACAACAACTGCCTCTACGTAGTAGCTCTCTTCTTCTGTGCCTTCTTCGGTTTCTGCAACTTCTTCTTGTTGTTGAGGTTGCGCTAACTCTTCTAAACCGTCTTCTTCTAATTCCCCTTGCTCCTCAAGAAACTGTAGTTGTGCTTGAGCATCTAACAGCAAATAACGAGGGACTAAACCATAGTATTTTGTTAGACGGACTTTATCATCGTGATAGACAGTCAGATCTTGATCTGGCTCGATGTCATAATCAGAAGATGCAGAAGCAACATTTACTTTACGATAAACTCCTGATTCTTGTAGTTGCTCTACTGTATGTAGGGAGACAAACTCATCAATCGCTACACCAGAGGCTTCCTCAATCGAAGTAGCAATAGGATCAATAAGGAAATTTTGCGGCATAACAGGGCGCAACTTACAGGTGATTCTATCCCTGACATTAACTCCTACTGCGGTTAATTCCCCTCCCATAATGGGCTGAGTAGCAGGAGTCATTTCTTTTTCTTCTTCTAAAACAATTTCACCAATACCTGTACCGAATACCGCAGAGTTAATTAAACACTCTGCTACGGACTTTCTAATTTTACTTTTTTGAAAATCTTTGTGTAATTGTTCTCTTAGAAAAACAATGTCTCTATTTTCAGGATCACCAGCATCATCCCTAATGTCAAAAAACTTTCCCCTGCCAAAAGTAGCTTCTTCGATTTCAGCAACAGAGCTTTCAACTGCCTGTTGCAATGCAGGGGAAATAATTTTAGATCTCTCTGAATCTCTAGTAACATCTTCTTTTGCCCAGATGCCTCGCCATAACCGATAATACTCATCAAACTTTTCTGAGTAATTCGATTCAAAGTGATCTCTCCACTGATCGCACTTATATACTACCCAACT